GCAACAATTGGAAGGATTATTTATTTTCTAATGAAATAACACCTTATAAAAGATCAATGCATAATGCTATCGTTTTTAATGAGTTTGATGATCTTGCAAAAAAAACTCTTCAAATGGATTGCTTTTCAAATGGATATTCTGTGAGTCAAAAGAGGTTATTTTTAAGATCTAAAATTGAACAATATAGAACAACCTCAATACCAAAAGTATTGCATAAATTCTTAAGTTCAGAGCAATTACAGCAATTAAAGCGTTCAGAGCAATTAGAGCAATTACAGCAATTAAAGCAATTAGAGCAATTACAGCAATTAGAGCAATTACAGCGATTAAAGCAATTAGAGCAATTAGAGCAATTAATTAATTTCACTTCACTTGACTATAGAGACGTTAAAATAAAAGAAGAATCAATTGTTTACTGTGATCCGCCATATTTTGGCACCAAAACCTACAGCAGTGACTTTAATTCAAAAGAGTTTTTTAATTGGGCCGCAAGCCTAGAAAATCCAGTATTCATAAGCGAGTTTAATGTAGATCACACTAATTTAAAAAAGATTGGATCAATTGATAAAAGGTCGCTGATGGTCGGAGCAAAAACAAAGTCTAGGCCTCAAGAACTTTTATTCGGAAATAAATCAGCTATAAATTTAATTTTTAATAAGGATAAATAATGCCAGCAGGAAGAAAGCGAATTGAATTAGATTGGAAGGAGTTCGATAAGCTCTGCGCCTTACAGTGTACTTTAAGAGAAATTGCTAGCTGGTTTGATTGCTCAGAGGACACGATTGAAAGGCGATGCGAAGACACGCAGGGCATGAAATTTGCGGATTATTTGGACAAAAAGCGTGGCAAAGGCAAAATTTCCTTAAGAAGGAAACAATTCGACGTCGCGATGAAGGGAAATGTAACGATGCTTATCTGGCTTGGAAAACAATACTTAGGACAGAGTGATAAAGCGGAAGTTGAGCTAGGCGACAAGGATCTTAAAGGACTTGTGGAGATAAGACGTGCAGATTGAGCTTTGGAAAAAGCAGTTTGACTTTTACTTCGATGAAGAAAGAGAGGCACTTCTCGAAGCTGGAATAGGCTACGGAAAATCAATGGTCGCATCTATGTGGCTTTTTGATAAAGTTCAACAATATCCCATGAGCAAGTGGATAATGGCAGCACGAAACTACGGACAACTAAAAACCGCAGTCGATGAAGAGTTTGAGTTTTATCTGCATGACGTTTTTGGATTAAAAAGAGACCTCCACTACACCAAGATAAACGGATCACCAATCATTTACACATTCAAACATAACGGAGCTAAGATATATGGTTTCGGTGCTCATAACTATCAAACATCGTTTAGAGCAGGAAACTATAATGGTGCTTGGGGAGATGAAGTGGATTTTTGGAAACCAGATGCGGTCAAGGCACTTCGCGGACGTATAAGAAAAACCCCGGAACTTATAAGGTTTACAAGCACACCAGTTGGTTTCAATCATGTCTGGGAGGTCTTCTAGCAAAATAAAGCAGGCAATGTTTATAACGCACCATCGTTTGAAAATAAAACACTCTCTAATGAATATATTGAGAACTTAAGAAAAACTTATTCTCCTAAATTGTTTGAACAAGAGGTCATGGCAAAGCGATTAAACCTTAAAATGGGCCAGGTCTATGATGAGTTTAAAAGGGAGGAGCACCTTGCCAGTTGCAAAGATGTTCTTGAGGACTCAGACCAACTGTATTTTTTCACGGATTATAATATTTCTAATTATTGTGGCACTTACATGTTTTTTAAAAATGGCACTGTATATGCGATCGGAGAAGAGCACCTTAAGTTTGAAGGAACTAGGAAAATGGCGCAGGCTATTAAGATGAGATGGCCTAATAGACCGATTATTGTGGTTGGTGACTCAACTGGAAACAATAAAAGAGATACGGCCATCGACCAAACCAACTATCAGCAGTTCCAGCAAGAGGGACTTCTTACAAGACACCATAGAAATCCCCCGGTTGAATCGAGAGTAATTAGCGCTAATAGCAATTTTTATCATAATAGGGTTATCATAGATCCAGCTTGTAAAAACTTAATTAAAGACCTTGAGTTGGTGTCATGGAGAGAAGACGGATCTGGCATGGATAAGTCAGATATTACACTTACACATGCCAGCGATGGCTTCACCTATGGGCTTTGGTATTTCTTACCAATCCATGGAAGAGCAAAGACATTCGCCATAAGTCAGAGGAGATAACTATGCCGTTCAACCCAAATGAGTTTGGAACACGACTAGAAATTATAAATTATATTAAAAACCCAGGTGAGAAAGGAAGGAAGTATGAGTCCTTTAAGCAATGGGAAATCTTTCAAGACAGAATAAGGGACTATGTAATCAACGAACTTAAAGAGCAATTTGATGTGAACACCATTAAAGAAGTCCCAATTCAATCCTCAATAAACCTATCTAAGAGAATAGTAGACCAGTGCGCTATTATATATAAGCATGAGCCGAATCGGGAATTCACTGAGGTAAGTGGGGATCAAGCTGAGACGCTAGACCTTTTATATAGAGAAATGAAGGTGAATAAAAAGCTTGGTTATTCTAATAAAGGCTTTTCGCTTCAAAATCAATCACACTTATGGATTGTGCCAAAGGATGGATCTTTAAAGCTTAGGGTTTTGAAAAATCATCAACTCACGGTCATTCCCAATCCGAGTGATCCAGAAGAGGGTGATATCTATGTGGTTATGGCGTTCGATAAGGATGACTTTTTAGATCAAGACAACGAACTCACGGCCACTGGCTATCAGGCAAAGGTCGATCAATTTGAGGAGTCTCACGACTTTCTTGAAAGACAAAACAACATGAAGGCGAGTCAAAAGCGAAATCTTATTTGTTGGACTAAGAACTTCAATTGGTCAATGAGCATGAAGGGTGATCTTACAAGTGAGATTGTTGAGAATCCTTTATCCGAATTCGGCATGGTTCCTTTTATTGATATCTCAAAGGAGAAAGAGTTTGAATACTGGGTGAGACAAGGCACTGGTGCTACTGATTTCACGGTTGAGTTCAACACTAGACTCTCCGAGGTTGCTCAGGTTGTAAAAATGCAAGGATTTTCCCAAGCCGTACTTAAAGGGCCTGAGCAACTTCTTGCATCTAATATTAAAATAGGGCCTGCATATGTTCTTAAGATCCTCACCGATCCAAACGCTGGTATTGATGGTGACTTCTCATTTGTGAATCCCAACTCCGATATTCAAGGTTCTATCAATTGGATTGAAACTTTATTGAGTTTATTTCTCTCCTCTCAAGGAATTGATCCTAAAACAATTACGGCCAAAGGTGAGACCACAACCTACACGAGTGGACTTGAGAGACTCCTTGCAATGGTGGAGAAGTTATCCGCCAACCAAGATGATTTTGATGTTTATAAGAGGGCAGAGGAGTCTTTATATAAACTTATTCTTGCATGGGGAGAGGTATTGACCGACACAGAGGGTTTGAGTGAGTCTCTACAACTTGGAACTATCTCTGAGGAATCAAAGGTTGTTGTGAAATATCATAAGCCTGAAATGATTCAATCAGAGGCAGAACTACTTTCAAATGCAACTACTAGAATTGAGCTGGGAATCTCTTCAAGTATTAACGAGATCATGGTTAGAGACGACCTCACAAGAGATGATGCGGTTGAGAGATTTAATGAATATCAAAAAGATGAGAGGTTGAAGTTTGGCGAACGACAAGAGGAGACAAATAACTTATTCACTGGACAAGACTCAACAGAAGGTGAATCTTAGAGAGTTATTAGGTCGAAACCCTAGTGCAAGTGAGAAAGAATTCTTTGTATCACAGGCCATTGAGAGAATAATTGATCGGTCTCAATCGGGATCTGATATATTAGGCAATTCATTTAAGCCATACACAAAAGAGTATGCCGAAGAAAAGGGAGTGAGTCGTAATTCTGTTGATATGACTCTTGACGGTGATATGCTCCGTGCTATTAAAAGGTTTAGAACATCCGGTGGTGAAATTTCTTATGGTATTAATGGTGGTGTGGATGCAAAGAAAAGCTTTAATCACAACACCGGGGACACTCTTCCAAAGAGGCGCTTTTTCGGTCTTACCAAGCAAGATCAAAAAGAAATAGCACGACAAATTAAAAACGAACCAGAATTAAGAAGACGTACCGCTAGGCAGGTCAGAGAAGAATCTCGCTCAAGGCTATTAGAGTTGGTTGAATCTCTGTCTTTGGAGGCACCAGGAGATGATAAAAATTAAAGTAAACATTGATAAAAGAGGCATCACGAAAAGAATTCAAGCTCAATTCGGTCGTGAGCTTAAAAAGGCGAGTATCAATGAAATAGTTGAAGAGGAGATTGTGAAACTCGCGCGAAAAGGCAGGCAACCCAATGGTGATAAGTTCAGAGCTATAGAAAAGCCAACAATAGATAGGCGTAAGAAGTTGGCAACCAAAAACCCAACTCATCCCGATTATAGGCCAAGTAAGTCAAATCTTACATTCACAGGTGAACTCTTGGATAAGGGTATAAGCTCTAAGTTCATAGTATCTAAATTGTCTATTGAGGTTTTTGGGAGCGAAAAGCTACATAAATTATATAAGGTTCTTACAAAGAGAAAAAAGAAGGGTGCTAGGAAAAGATCTAGTTATAAAGATATATTGAAAGGGCAATCGGATATGAAAAGGGATGTGTTTGCCATCAACCAGAAATTCCTTGATCGTATTACTAAGAGAATCAGACCATTATTAAGAAAAACAATACGTCAACTCTAGAGTTGACACAAATCACAAGGAGAACTTAAAATGTTATTAGAGACCAATAAAGAGGGCGGTGCCCAACCAGACCAAGACAGTGTCAAAGGTAAGGAAGACAAGGTCGCTTACGAATCATTCAGTCGTGTGCTTGATGAGAAAAAAAGAGTGCAAGGCGAGAATGAAAAGTTACGAGCAGAATTAGAGTCTGCAAAAAACTCGGAGCTTGAGCGTAAGGGAAGTTTGGAAGAGGCACTTGAGGCGTATAAGCGTCAAAATCAAGAACTCAACACTCAACTCAAGGAAACGAAAGTTTCCTATGCCAGGAACCAGGTAGATTCTAAAATTGCAAGTGAACTTTCTAAGAGAGGGTGTAAAGATCCAATGGATGCCATAAGAATCATGCCAGACGAGGATTACAATACACTTCTTGGAGACGTAGATGATCGGTTCAATGTTGGTTCTCAAACATTAGATATTGTTTTGGACAAACTTCAAAAGGAAAAGTCTTACCTGTTTGGAAGGTCTGCTCCTAAAATTGCCGATGGTGTTCCTTCGAGTTCTGGTGGTGTTGAAAAACCACAGAGTTCAAAAGAAATAGCATTGCAAAAAGTGAAGGATGCCAAAACTCCAGATGAACTAAAAGCCGCCCTCGAGGCAGCATATAAACACTTTTAAGGAGTAAAACAATGGCCGACGCTATTACGGGTAATACCCAACTTGCAGCTACTAAAATGGATCTTATCGCCGCCGCGGTTCAACGTGAGTTGGCATTCCGAGCGAAACTTGTACCTACAATTTCAGATGTTTCACAATTCGCTGAAAACGGATTGAAAACAATTGAGTTTCCAAAACTAAGCTCATTCTCTGTTGCAAAAAGAACTGAAGGTTCTGCTGGTGATGCCACAGTTCTTACAGCTACCACTGATATTATGAATCTAGATCAAAACGCTTATGTTGCTTGGATCATTGATGCCACTTCAAGACTTCAATCACGTATTGATGCTCAAGTTCAATTCGCTACTCGTGCTGCTGCTGCTCACGGTCGTCAAGTTGACCTAGATATCATTACTGAACTCGAAGCATCTGCCGGCCTTGATCTTGCCTCTGTTGCTGACGTCAGTCGCGACAACGTTCTCGATATGATCGAGTTTGTTGAAGGTAACGATGGAATGCTCGATGATTCAGTATTCCTAGTGGCCGTTGACCAAAAGAAAGCTCTCTTAAAGATCGATGAGTTTACTCGTAACGATGTTTATGGAAGTCCTGTAATTCAAACTGGATCAATCGGTCAACTCTATGGAGTTCCTGTTATGGTTCACAATGGTCTTGCTGATGGCCAAGTTCTTCTTTATGAGAAGGCCGGATGTTACATCGGTTTCCAAAAAGCACCTACTTTTGATGAGCAAAAAGAGAATGCTTACGGTGCTGGGGCCATGAGATCTGTATTGGATCAACTTTATGGTGTTATGGCCGGACAACAAGGCGAAAAAGGTGTTGGCGCTGGACTCTCACCACTAATTGCCAAACTTGCTTAATTAGATGTCTAAAGGTTTTTTACCTAATTTCATTAAGGCGCAGTCCGAACAAGGGCTGCGTCTCAAATTAAGGCATATACAATCTGCCCGTGGTGTCTCATTCAAAATAATCTCAATATATAAAGAGCGCGGACAAATTGTCTGCTGGTTCTATGATGAAGAAATAACCAAAGAAGATATTAATGCTATTCAGGGATAACACGGGCGATAGAGAGTTTGATAAGTTCTATGAGATAGGCGGTGCAACCGTTGTCAGAACAGGTGCTACTGGTTCAGTCATCTCTGGTGTTGAATTCGATGCTATTGGAGTTACTTATCCAACAATGACCACAGAGGTCTTTGATTATTTTCAGGGTGGCCTTGCAGGAACTTTGGTTGCAACCGTAACAGTTACCTATGTTTCCTCTGATAAGGACTTCATTACGTCGGTGGTTCGAACATGAGCTATCGATACAATCCTTTCACTGGAAACCTTGATCAAATAAGAAGTTCAACCGAGGTGTCCGGTGCTTGGGAGAAGTTAAGCGGAAATGTTGCCGCATCAAGCACCGAGGTATTTGACTCTGTTGGAAATAATTCATTTCAGAGTTTAAATTATTATGTGACCGCCTATAATGATGCGAACACTTCTTATAGATATTTTGAGTTAACGGTTCTCAATAATGATGGTGATTACATTGAATCAAGAAAAAACCGAATCAACTCAGGCTTAAACCTGAGACACAATACAAACAATAACGCTGGCACTTTCGAGTTACAGCTAATTAATAACGAATCTTTTGTTGCATCCATAGATGTGGCGAAGCTTGTTCTCTAGGAGGGAAGCATGGCTTTAAAGAATTTTGGAGTTGATCAAGGACTTTCAATTTTTGACCTTTCAACCGATGACAGAGTTGATATTTTAAAAGGAACTGCTTTGCCTGGTGGCGATACAGGGCCTCAAGATGATGCTCCCATTGGTTCACTATTCTTATATCAAAATGGCGCAAGTTCTACTTTATATCAAAAAATTGCAAACGCTGGTGCACTTGCCGACTGGCAAGAGAACGGTTCATCTGCTGTAAGCATTGGAACATTTCGACCTGAAAAGGTTATTGCCGCCACGAATGATACTGTAACTGCTGGTGTTGCAAGAGACTTAGTTGCTTCGCCCTTTGCCGATGATGATGGAACTACTCTCGTTGCTGCTGATTTTCAAATTGGAGAATTTTTAATTGCCGACGCTGATGGCACGCCTGTTCTTTTAGAGGTTACTGATATTTCTGCACCGAGTGTGACTTTTAGTACGCCTGGAAGTGCACCTGTTCTTGCCGAGTCAGATACTTTTGTTATTAAGAACTATCTGCCCGACTCACCTGCCGATCAAGAGGGACAGGCCCTTGCCGTTTACAGTGATGGCATTATGGTCAAGATCGGTGATGTTTCGTGGAATTTTGCAAACGGCATTTCTATTGCAGCAGGCTACAGTCCGGCTACAGGAGATATATCTGCCGCGGACACTCTTCAGACGGCGGTTGAAAAGCTAGATGGAAACAACGACGCTCAAGACACGGCCCTTGGTATTGCTCAAGGTGATACAGACATGGGAACTTATACTGGTGATATCATCAGTGACAATGTTAGCCAAACAACTATCAACCAAGAATTAGAAGACGCTGCCGAAGGATTTAAAAGTGAAGAGACCGGTGTTTCAAGTTCAACAGTTTTAGATAGCTTGCTCGTTGATGACTTTAGATCATGTGCATGGCTTGTAACTGCTTTTGATGAGGCAAGTCCTGCTGATATTAAGTCTGCAATTGTTCACGGTGCAAACGATGGAACATCAAGTGCCGATGCAACAGTTACCGATAACAACACTGGGTCTATTTTAATTAAAGGAACTTTCAACACACAAATCTCAGTTGGCCTTAGTGGTGCTGGTGCCGCACAGGCCATGGAGCTCTTAGTTGATTCAAGTGAAGCTGGTGTTACATACACCTCGGTAAGATTGGGAGCAGCGCCTAGTGGCTATTAATACTGATAAAAGTTTCGATATAGGTGATAACGGATTAGCGTTACGAGATAGTGACGGAAACGTTGTCTACTATATTACGACCGGGGTAGGTGATCCAACTGGATCTCCTGCTCCTATTAATACCTACTATGTTGATAGCAATACGCAATTAATTTATTACAAGTTTGGCGCTGGTGATAACGATTGGTCACAAATTAAAGCTGAGGATATAGCCTTTGATGATTCAAGTGCAGGAATTACTGCACCAACTCTTCAATCAGCAGTTCAGCAGCTTGCAAGTTCAACTGGATCTATTCCATACATCATATGGGCCGAAGAGAATGGTTCTCTTTCAAATGCTTCGAGACAATGGTCATTCGGAAATGGATCCACAGGCGTAAATAATATTATTGTCATGTACGACGGTGAGATTGATAAAGCTTTTGTACAAGCAGAATCGCCAGGCACGACGGTCACAATTGATATTATGGTTAATGACGTTATAGCAGACACGGCCACATTTAATACAAATGGAATATTCACATTTGGATCACCTATTGTTTTATCAGAGGGTGATGAGGTTGGGTTCCAAACAAATACAGTCACAGGAACTTGGAGTGATGTTCGGGTAGGTGTTTCGGTTGTAACAAAAATTCCAGGGCTACAAGGTGAAAAGGGTGATCAAGGTGTTCCAGGAACTCCAGGGTCCACAGATCACGGTGCCTTAACTGGTCTAGGCGATGATGATCACACTCAATACTTAAACGAAGCAAGACATGATGCTTTGCCATCTGATAACCCTCACAGCGTAACTGCTGCTCAAGTTGGTCTTGGAAATGTTGATAACACCAGCGACTTAAATAAACCTATATCAACGGCAACACAATCAGCTTTAGACTTAAAATATGATAATAGCAATCCCGATGGTTTTGAAACTCCGGCACAATTAGACGCAAGAGACACTGCTAATAGAGCAAGATCAAATCATACTGGCACGCAATTAAGTTCAACAATAAGTAACTTTGCATCGACCGTGAGATCAACAGTTTTGACTGGAATATCTTTTGCAAGTTCTGCCTTAATCACAGCTTCGGATACTGTTCTATCTGCCTTTGGAAAATTACAACAACAAATAAATGAAATGGTTTTTGGTAGGAATGTCACGGTGGACTTCACCGCTGCAAACTTCTCGACAACAAGTTCAACCTTTCAAACTGTGGCAACAATTAATGCCGGAAGTGTTCCTAGTGGTGACTACCTTGCAATATTCTATGGGGCCTTTGAAAAAAATCGTAATTCAGGAGAAGCTCAAACTAGATTCCTATTAAATGGATCAACGGTTTACAGTTTTCAAGACGTTTCTCTTGAGGATGATGATTTTAGATTCGGCCATACAATTGTTGCTTATATACCCGGTATATCTGGAAGCACGACCATTGATTTTCAATACAGAAAAGTAGGCGGGGCCGGGAACGTGCAAGTAGCAAATAGAACTTTATTTTTCTGGAGAATATCTTAATGGCACAAACTTTATACAATTACTCTGTTGCGGACGACACTCTTAATTCTATTGTTAACTCTGGTGAATTAGAGCAAGAAATAATTGATAGCGCGATTGTGACGGCAATTGATTACATCAACGTCGATGGAGATGCTCTTAATATTTATTTTAAAGATGCTTTAAGTTCCGAAGACGTAACAATCCTCGATGGATTGGTCTCATCTCATGAAGGAAACGCAAGCATAAACCCTGCGCAGACTGTAAGGTTTGAAACTTCAACACCGTTGGGTGAACCTCTCGTGGCCGTCAAAAAGCCAGATGGTGGGAGTAGAACATTTATAAGTCACAATTATGCAGATAGTTCCACATGGCCGGATCTTTCAACATCTAAGTGGGGCATCACTCCAGGTGCAGGGAAATTAATTAAAGTTTATAAGGCCGAAGTTCAATTCACTCACGATATTGAGCTCGCAACTCTAAGTCCCACTGCCGCTGAAATGCAATTAAAGATTATGGCAGGAGGTGCTGTTGCTGATGAGAAAATATTTAAAAGCATCTTAGATGTTTTTGATCTTGGGAATACTCATTATACAATGAACGCCACAGTGGATGGCGTTCCCTCTGTGACCACTGTTGTTTTTGAGTACACCGACACAATTGTTTTAAGAAGTTCTTATGCCATGGAGATGTTTTTTGAAATGAAAGACAATCTCGAAATAGGTGGCACGCATGTT